CCCTACAGAGCCCGTAGAGGAGTTGATAGGGCGTGACATAGCGCGCCCCGCCGCGCTGCGCCATCACCAGCCCTTGCGTCAGATATTGCAATTGATAGGCATCGGAGGCCGCGTCGGTGCTTGGGGCGCCGGTCTCTGTCAGTGCCCAGCAGCTTCCCGTCGATTGAATCATCGCCAGAATGGCATCAGACCATTCGCCGTAGAAATGCCACGCATGACACATCAATGCGAGATTCGCGTCTCGCAGATATTGGACGGTGTCGGCATCCACGGTGTACAGCCCGCCGCTGAGGATGTCTTTGGTCCAGCCGCCGTCGAGTAGTTGCCGCTGCGCCGCGATCACAAACGCGCCGAATTGTTGCGCGGTCAAGCCTTGGAGTTCTGGTTCGTTCGTCAGTTCAATCCCGATCACGAGGGGATGATCTTTCACGTTCAGGAGGGACGCGACCAGGCCGAGATCAGGCTTTTCCACCAAGAGCAGCGCCGAGAGGTTTCCGCATGGCGTAATCCCGGCTAACAGAGTATTGGCTTCCGCGACTGACCGCACGGGCGCACGCACCGTCAAGGCTTTCGAGGACTGGCAGATCGGCGCGAGCTGCGCGGGGAGATACTGCCCATACATCAGTCCGTTGATGCCGATGTGAGGGATCGGTTCTGTATGGACCTGAATAGACGCGGGTGGCGGGTTAATTCCACACGCGGCCGTGAGCAATGCTAGAATGCACACGCTCGCTGCCATCGCTGGAATAACAAGAGTGCGTGTTGAACGCGCAGATCGACCGGCGCGCGACCAACCTAATCGGACCACCAGCGAGCACTGTTTCTTCAATCGGAGAGAGGACACCAGCTCATGAGCCGCTATTCGTTTGACCCAATCGATGGCGCTCTGTGCGGCATCTGTGGCGATGTTGCGTTGTTTCGATCGGCTGGTCCCAATCCAGGCTGGCGCTGCACAACTTGCAAACGCGACTTGACCGTGCAAGAGATCGCGCGCAGCGCCGCGCTCGTCATCAACGGTGAGACAGTCCAGCCGACGCCGAACTTGCTGCCGCCTCACGCCTGACTCTGCATGGTGACGCCATTAGCGCGGGCTAGCTGCAATCTCCCAGACCGCTTTCTGATCAACGGTGACGCTGATCTCCCACTCGATGTAGAAGTTCCCAACTAACTTACCTCAGCCGATAAGACGAAGCTGACCCGCCGAAATTCTATTCAGGATGTGCCGCGAGCCAGTCCGCGTCTTTCGCCAGCGATGACGACAACGCTTGCTGATAGGCCGCCGTGACTTCCGCATCAGTCGGCACGGGCGCGCCTGGATTCTGCTGTGCGAACAATGTCTTGACGAGCGCAATCGCGTCAGGCAGTTCCGTGATCACCAGTTGCAGTAACGCGGGATTCATGCGGCCTCCTGATAATCCAGATAGAGCGATGCCTGTGGCGGCGTATAGGCATCAATGATCGCCTTCGCGACATTGAAATAGGGTTGTAGAAACTGCACCTCGGTAGGCAAGAGGCTCGGATCGGCCATGAGCTGAAAGAGAGCGACGGAGACCGCTGGTTTCCAGCCAGACCGTGAGGCGTCAATCGTCTTCAACGCCAAGGCATGAAAGTTGACGATCTTCCGCGTTGTTGGCGTCGTGAGAAGAGGCGGCGTCTGCGCATTCGCGTTAATCGCGGCATCGCGCAACAAGTCCAGCGTTTTGATGACCTGTGTCGCGTTGAAATCCGCGGTGCCTTGCGGCGTCAACGTGGCTGGCGCATGGACACAGCCCAGCGCGAACACGAGCGGGAGCCAAATAATTTTTCTCATGCAGGTTTCACCAAACTTGGAGTAACGGTCGGTGGAGTAAACACCGACGGTAACGCGTTTGCCTCTTTCAACTGATCGACTTTTGCGACTACGTCGGCATGTGTAGAGACGGGCATGGACCGACCAACGATGGCCCGGATTTGCTGCCAATAGATGATGCGATTGGCCCAAAGCTGTGTCGCGCCCATCAACGTCAGGCCGACCAGTTCTTCTGTGTATGCTTGTGCGCCGCTCTGTGTCGCGTAGCCATGCAAAACCAGCGCGCCCATCGCCGCGCTGAGGAGATGCCGAATAATGCCGCCCCAGAAGGCTTCTGCGGCCGGTGAAAGATCAGTCACTCTAATGCTCCTGTTCTCATTTCCGTCGCAAGTCGAGTCGCCCGAGCGCCCACCTGGTGCGCCCATGTCGAGGCGAGCATTTCATCAGCCGCGGCGTTAAAGTCTCCACGTCCAATCGCCGCCCACATAACGACAAAGCTGGACAAACGCGGCACGCCCAGATTGTAGGCCATATTAGCCAGCACGATCTGCCGCGGACCATTCAGCGTGAGCACCACGGGATGCGTCTGTGTTAACTCCGCAAAGCGTTGTTCGAGTGTCGTATCTAAGATCGTGGCGGCGACGGCCGTCGAAATACCGTCATCGGAGAGATTCCATCCCCATCCGATGGTTAGCTTCCCCTTCAGGGTGTAGCCTGGAAATACGGCTTGTCCAGTGGCGTCATCGTAGGGCTTGGCGCGAAACGCTTCATCTTGCTTCACTGCATCGCGCAAGGCCGCGAAATCGTTCGGCGTCATTTGCCACCGCCATTGAACACTTTGGCCTCCAGCCGATCTGTGCGCTTGACCAACATATCGACCGCTAACAGGGACGTTTGAAAGTTCCCCACTGTATGCCGCCAGTCGCGAAGAAGTTGAATCTCCCGCTCATTCGACCCCACCCGATCTGAGAGCGCTTTCATCTCCGCTTTACTCGTGCCATCGTTCGCGCCTAATTTGGCGATCAGCGTTACGAGCGTCACACTGACGCCGCAGACGCCTAAGGTGATCGCCAGCCACGGGGGCATTAGACGCCTTCGACGTAATCCGCACCACGCGCATATTTCGCGATTTCCGCTTTCAGATTCGCCAGCGAGAGGTACGGCGCGAGATCGAAGTTGTTCATCATGAATTCGCAGTAGGGCAGCGCTTCCGCGAGATCCTTCGCGATGCCTTTCTCGACCATGACCCGGCCAAGCACACGCGCCCCTTGCTGCCGTTCGAGACAGCAAATGCCGAGAACACAATTGAATTGTGTGTCGCTCATCAATACCTCCTGAGTTTTATTGTAGAATTAGAGAAGCGCGAACAGGATTGGCTTCCTGCCGCGCTTCTAACCACACACAGATCGCTGGAGGCGATCCCTGCATGGCTATCCGCAGCGTACCACTTGAAGATAGATTTTGGTCCAAAGTTCTGAAAACAGATACGTGCTGGCTGTGGCAGCGTCAACTCAATAATAAAGGCTATGGCTGCTTTTACTTTTCGCACAGCGGCAATCGGCGCAATATGTACGCGCATCGAATGTCTTGGATAATGGCGAACGGACCAATTCCGGCAGGCTTGAACGTACTGCACATATGCGACACGCCAGCATGTGTAAATCCGTCTCATTTGCGCCTCGGCTCTCAGGCCGACAATATCTCTGATTGTAAAAGTAAAGGTCGTTTTGCAGATACCCGCGCACATGGCGCTAAACTCTCGGAACAACAGGTCAGAGCTATTAGGAACGATGCTCGGAAACATCATCTAATCGCGGCAGATTATGGCGTTAAACGGGATGCTATATGGAAGATCAAGAACAATCGATCTTGGACATTTCTGCCGTAGTATCAACGTGGACTCCTTTGAAGTTGCTGAACGCTGTTACTCACCTGTTGAATCTCCAGCCGACGCATTTCCATTTGCCGCGTCAGGCCATCGACGGCTTCTTTGAACACCTTGGCGCGTTCATCTTCGAGTTTCGTATTGCCACTCACTTGGCCTTGCAGCACGGTCAACCCGTCACGAATCGGCTGATTGATAAACCAGTTGCCGCCGACAATCGCGACGGCGAGCCCCACGATCGCCACCACCATCTTCGGATCAAAGACGATCTTCCCGATGTCGATCGGCTGCTCTTTGTTGTCCGTGACGATTTGCCGTGTCTGTGCCAACATCGCTTCCAAGGCTTGCACCCGTAAGGTTAACGCGTCCCGTTCGGCTTCGCCGATCCGAATGTCTGTGCGTAACCGCCGATGTGCGTCTTCATGTTTATCATCATTCTGCTGGAGCATGACTGCCCAGGGTTGCTGCCGTCTATCGCCCGCCATTTATCCTGTCACATACCCCTGCATACCTGATTGCGGCGTGCTGCCACTCAGCGTGACGACGGCTGATCCCCCGAGACCATTTTCGAGCCAGTTGGCCGCATGGTGGCCGGCGCTCACGGTTTTCCGTAAACGCGCACCCGCCTGGACGTAGTTCGGGCTCGCGACCCCATTCACCGTAATACCGACGCAGCTCGTATCGATGATGGTCGTCGTGTCGATGCCAATGCCCGTCTGAAAGGCCACCGCGTTTTGCAGGATGGCCGTCGTCTCAAAATACACGGGATCTTCCGACACGCCGATCACAAATTGCAGCGTATTGGCCGTATTCGCATTGGCTTGACGGACGGTGTTCGTGCCGTAGCTCCAGCTATTCGCGGGCTCGATCCGCACCATCGGCCGCTCCACGCGGTTATAGTAATTGGAGAGATGCCGTCCCGAGGACGCAGAGCCAACGGAGGAATCTGACGTGGTCGTCGTGCTGTCCGTAAAGAACGTGCCCAGATAGCGATCTGTTGTGGCCCCGGTTTTTACATAGACGCCGTTTTGGAGAACTAAGGCCGTCGCTCGCGCACTCGTGCTCGTCCATGCCACAGGCGCACGCAGCGCCACGACCCCGCTATTGTTGAATGCGAATACATCGTAGGGGAGACCACTCGTCAATGTGCCCAACGCGACGGAGATTTCCGTAAAGGGAAGAATGGTCCAATTGGTTGAGCCATCGTAGAGACCGATGTTTCCAGCGAACGGACTGCCAGAATAGGGCGTAAAGAATACGGAGGTCGCTCCCGTGACATCCCCCGTTGTGACGGCTTGTCCAGAGGTCAGCGTCAACCGTCCTCCACAGCAACCATAAAATAAGCCCGCACTTGCGGGAGTAGTAACAGAGGTGGTAATGGTCGGAGAAACAAGAACAAGGTTATAGAGCGATGGACTAGGCGACACGTCCAACTGAGTAGTAGTGTTATCAGCAACGCCAACAAGGCGCGAATTCGTGGGAGACGTAGATACAAGCGATCCAGCCGTACCCACAAAATATTTTGAGCCAGCGATGAGGCCGGACAGCCCTGCGACAATCCCCCCCTGACGAAATGTGCCTGTTGCGCCTAAGGGAATGGCCGTGGTGGCAACAGCAATAACGGCAGGCAAGGTGGAACTATATGCATTTGCACTATCGCCGAGATAGAACAAGCCGGGTGTAGCACCGCCAGACGTATCTTGCGCCAGATAACCCACCTGCCCTGCCGCAAATGCTGCCCCCGCCGTACCAGTGACATCAAGAGCGAGATTCGTCGTTGGGACCGCTTCAATGCCATCTTGCGTCCACTGCGTCACGCCATTCGCGTCAGTGACGATGTATTTGTAGGTCTTCCCTGGCTGCAAATAGATCGTGGCATAGCCAGCGGCGTTGAGCGGAATAGGATTCGCATTAGGAATGAGCGCATTGGAATCCTGATAGGTGGCAACGGCGGACCCTGGGAAACTGCCACCCGCCGTGACGGTATAGACAAAACCTCCGGCCAGCGGTGCGCCCGTCACACTGTTCCAGAAATACTCTTTCGGGGAGGGAGAGAGTGTAGCGGCGGCCATTTACTTCACCATCCGAGACTTCATCACAGAGGCCATAATAGAGCTAAAGCGTGAGGCATTGCCGTTCGCGACTTTAGAGGCTGCCTCAGACGGAGAGCTCCCGCTATTGATTAACAGCTCGGCTTGGCGTAAGTCTGCGGCAGGATCAATAGGCGCTGGGACGGTAGCGGTGAACGTCTTGCCACCTTTTGTGAAGACGTTCGCGGTTTCTCCCTCTGCCAATGGTTCTCCAGTCGCGAGAGATTTATAGCTCCACGAGCCATCGGGAAGCTTGACAGGCTCAGCGTTTGAGCCGCTCCAGGGAGCCGACGCTGGCACACTTGGTGAGGCGCGGAGATAGGCAACGAGATCGTCTGCCGCCTTCATCGGATGAACAATGCCATCCAAAATATCGCCGAGCGTGGCCTTAGGATTCGCCAGCATTACCTTTGCACGATTTGCGGCGATAGGCACGACGGCGGTAATAGCCGAATCTAAAGCAATGCGTCCAGCTTTCGACAATGGCGATGTCGGAGAATCCACGCCGATTGCTTCCGCTATTTGATCGCGCAGTAATCGCCCCGTGGCCGTTCCCGCAACGGCCGCAGGAATACTTCCTACGCCGACTGTTTCCGGAGCTGCGAGAGCCGCGCCAGTCATCCCTCCAACCGCTGGGAGTGTGTCTAAAGCGCCGCGAACGACACGCCGAGTATTCGGATGCGTATCCCAAAAAGTAGGTGCAGGCGGAGGTGCATCAGCTACCGTGAGGGTCGGTAACGGATCTGATTTCACGACAGTCAAAGTATCGTCAGCCATGTATTACTGCTTCGTAATCGCTCCGTTGGCATCGATCATCCATTTGCTGCCGTCCGACAAGGTATGAATGCCAGGAGCCTGCCCCTTCAGGGCTGCCGAGACATTTGACGGCACAGATGGTGGTTGCGCGATAGGGACGACGGCTGGCCCTCCTCCGTACACGCCCATGCCTTTCAGTAAGGTATCGCGACGGCTTCCAAGAATGGACTGAAGTTGCTGCATCGTGTCCGCAAAATTCGATGGACTCAGGCTCGGATTCACTAAATCTAGGCCAAGCTTCGTTTTCAAATCAGAGGCCTGCCCAACGCCTAATGCTAGCCCCGCTTCGTCCCCGAGGAGCGTCTGAAGCTGACGAAGATTCGTGATCGTTTTATCTCCAACCTGAAACTTCGCCTCCATGAGCAGTTTGTTAAATGTCGGCAGATCGGTATTCCCTGCCTGTTGCGCGAGCGCGGTGATTTTGTCTACTACTGGAGCCAAGGCATTGATCGCCACGACTCGCTGCGCCACTTGTGGATTTGTGGCCAGCTTATAGCCTGCTTCGAATTGGGCGGGTGAGAAGTCTGGATTTAGTTCGCGAGCGCGTGAATACAAGGCTTCTTTAACTGCCTGCCCTTGGCCGCTCCGGCTGGAATACATGCGGCTGAAATCTGACATCGTCATCTTGCCAGACGCGAGATCCTTCGCAATGCCCTCTTCATGGGCATTCAATGTCACTTGGGGAACAGGCGCGTCTCTCAATACGAGCGATGCTGGCGGAATGGGTGACGTCTGCACAATGTCCGTTTTCCCAGGCAGTGTGTAATTCCCAGCGAGCGCCCCAGTCTTGTGGAAAATCACATCCGTGGGCTTGCCATTGACGAGGCGTTGTTCAGGCGTCAGTTCCGGCGCGGCTTCATTCTTCACGACGCGCGCACTCACATCCTGTTGAGAACCGTCAGGACCGGCAACGAAATAGCCGCCCTTTCCTCCATTTGCGTTCGGATTAAAGAAGCCTTCGGCATTCTGCACCGTGCCGTCGGCCATCTTGAGTCCAAAAGAGGCCTTCTCGACGGGATGCGGTTTCTCGTTTTTGGGATTGTCAGCGACTGTATCGCCGAATATGTCCACTTCTTTCGCTCCATCGCTCAGCGTCTTTGTCGGTCCAAGACGTGCGGCGGTGGCCTTTAACTGCTGTAAACCAGCAATCTGCTGATCCGGAGGCAGCGCGGCGAGTTGCTGAATCTGTTTCTGCACCACGTCAGGAGGAAGCACCCCGGTCGCCACAAGTGAGCTCGACGCATGCGCGGCGGCATCCTGAAACGGCAATCCTGCCTTCATAAGGCCCAGCGTGGTATTCGCCACGCTCCCCAGCATGACCGTCTGCTTGGTGGCCGTTTCCTGCTGATGGTCCTTATACGCGGCGATGCTGGAATTCTGCGCCTCGATGCCTTTCAGAAGATCTGGTGCAAGGTGGCCCATCCCGTTGGCGTTCAAAAGCGCCGTGACCTTGGTGGGGTCTACCAGGCCGTCATCGCTCAAATAGGGATGACTCGCCTGCATCGGCGGCTGACCCTCTTCCACGGGGCCTTGCGGCTGCACCGGCTGGAGCGCGCTATCGATGACCTGCTGTCCCTTCCGCAGATCGAGAGCGTCTTGCACCTTCGCCTTATTCAGCGCATTGATGGGCGCTTCCTGTTGGGCACGGACCAGATTGGCACCAGTCTGCGTGATCTGGTTGCCGAGATTGCCCCACATCGAGGCTTGAATCTCGCCGAGTCGTCGCTGTCCTTCTGCGGCCTGATCACCTTGTAGACGCAGCAAATCCACTAAACGCCCATTGGGTTGGTAAATCTGCGACGGCGCGTAGGGGATGACGAGCGGCGGCATAGAATCCTAAGAAGCGCCTGCCGTCGCAATAGCCGTGTTAGCATTGACTCCGAGCTGGAGGCGATTAAACAAGTCGGCGAATGTCAGCGCCGCTTGGGGCTGATTAATCGACGCCGCCTGAAACTGGGCGGGCTGATTATTCGCTTCCCACGCTTGTAGTCCGCCCGCCTGATTCCCGGCCCAATTATTAAAGGCATTGTTCCGATTCATGTTGTAGACATTTTCATTCTGCGTCTCGGCTTGCTGATAGTTCTGGCCCGCAAACTGATCGCCCCACGAAAATAAATCTTTCAGCGTGGCACCGCTCAAGACATTCCCGTTCGCGGCGGCCGACGTCTGAATAGCATCGCGCCCTTGCTGCGCCCCAAAGGCATAACCAGGTGTCTGCGCGGCTTGATCCGCTGTTAACGGCGTATAACTATCGTAGCTAAACGGCGTGAACTGATATGGCGTCGGCAGCGTATAACTGGGCCATTGAAATCCCGCACTACTCGGAGGAGGTGTCGTCGTCTGATCGGAAGGAACTGGGTCCGCAGGTTGGCCGATATTCGCTGCTCGGCCAGGCGTTGCACCAGGGCCGCTCCCCGTCGCAATAGCAGGGTTGGGCGCTTGATCGCTGGGACCCAGTAACGTGCCATCAGGGCCGTACCAATTCCCATCTCGCGCGACATAGGCTCCAGGAACGCTGCTGAAATCTGCCATGATGGTTCCTCTACTGGGCGAAATCGGACTGCATGCACTCACGCAGAACGCGAGCGCAAGACAGAATCCCCATCGCGTCATTCAGCCTCACTGATTTAGTACCATTTTCGGTTGACCGGTGGTTGGATCAATCACGGTGCGTGCGCCAGGACTCATCAATGGTGACGAGGTCTGCGGGAGCATCGCGCTCATCTTCATTGGCTGCGTCGTCGGCATGGGTGCTGCAATAGACGTAGGCCCATTAGACGACGGACCGGTGTAGGTCGCAGGCTGATAGGGCTGCGTCGAGGGGATGCTCGACGGACTAAAGTTCGTGCCTATCAAATCTCCGAGACGCACCAGCGCTTGTTGCCCAGCCGCGCGATAAGGCGCGCGAATCTGCTGCTCGGCATTCCATTGGTTCGCCAACGCTGACTGCTGGGCGTCAAACTCTGCCTTCTGCTGGGCGTCTTGGCGCTGCTGTTCCGCGATAGCAGCGGCATTGGACGCGGCAGTGGTGGCGTTCGCATTTTCTGCTGTCCCCGCCGCCTTATTTGCGCCGTAAATACCGGCAGTCGCCCCAGCGGCCGCTGTTCCAAGCGCAATAGCCGTACTTGCGGCTACTGACATTTCCAACTCCCAAAGGTTACATTCACTAATCTCGCCGATGCGCCTTCTCCGAAGTTCTCAAAGATGGCTCGTGAGTGATAGTACGGAGCCGCGAAGAGGACCAGACGGTTAAACTTCGCCTGTACGCGATACCACGGCGTCCATTGATCCGTATCTATCCAGCGTAGACCATTCGTGGCGTATTCATCGATCGTCGGACTCGCATCAAATCGCTCGCCTGACGCATGCTCCCAAAACGTCGTACCGTCCTCCTCTGGCGGATTCGGCGTCAGATAGAGAAGGCCAGTCCACGCACCCATCGACCTGTCGCTATGAATGAAGTTCGGTTCCGCTTGTCCTTCTGGACTCTGGCGAAAAAAACTCAGCGTCGGAGCACGTTCAGGACATTCACGCGCAATCAGATCACTGACGACTGGAGGAGCCATCGCGATCCCGTAAAACGTCGCAAGCCCGAGCGTGTAGCTCTGATAAGGCAGACCAAGCGCCATCTCACGGTAGCCGTCTGCATCAGCCAGTACGTCGTCAAATACAAGGATGTTTGGATCAGGCGTCGGGACCGTTATCATAGCGCCCTCTGAAACGTGCGTTCGATCGGCGCATAGCCAAGGCGCATATAGAGCGCGTCGGTACGCGCACTTGGAGAAATCATCTGAATTAGTACTGCACCTTTTTTTTTGGCCCATTTCTCTGCCGCACGAAGTAACCGCAGACCGAGTCCTCGGGCTGAGACCTCCACCCAATAGACCACTTCTCCCACCACACGCTGCCCAGAAATAAAATGATCGTAGGCAACAAGGGCGATCATCCCTACGACGCGATCCGCGCGTTCAAGTAGAAACACCATGCCGTGTTCGCCGATAATTAGTTGCGTGGCGAGTGTTTGAATTTGTGATGGATTTTCCAGAAAGACAGATCGATACTCAGACTCACGCAGGAAATCAGACCCCATTTCAACGATGCGCGGCACATCTAAAAGCGTGGCGACTCGTACACTCATATCGCCACCGTTTCAAGAATAATATACGCGTTGTACACCATCGCGCTCGCCGGGTTTGACGCATAGGTGAGCGTATAGCTCACAGGAGACGCGGCATCAATATGGATAGGCCATATCTCGCTCTGATTCGTCGCCGTCGTATTCCCGGTCATCGCGGCGCTCGTGCGCGTCTGAGCCACGCTGTGATCTGTCCAACTTGCCGTCACAGTTAAACTGCTGGAGACGCCAGCCGCGGTAGCGACCGTGATGTAATAGCTCAGGCGATAGTTACCGATCGCGAGCGTCCCTGTATTGAAAGCCGCCAGCGCGACGGAGGCGGACTTACCCATGAGCGACACGACAGGCGTCGTCACCACTGGCTGCGCCTGTTGCACCGTCAGCAGATTACGAAACCAGATGCGCCACGGATCACGAACTAAGCCAGTGGACCGATCCGCCAACGGTTCACGCACAGGAAACTGGGCGGAAGTGATCGCCATTTAGGCGGCCTCTCTTCCTGCGCTCGTCTTGAGAGAGGCATCCACGATCCGACGCGGCACGCTATCGATACAGACGATTCGATTGACGCGCTTCCGAGCGCTGCCGGTATTCCACCACGTCATGCGTGTGCCAAACTGGCCGACTTTGCCCATGCTCGCTTGCCGCTCATTGCCCCACGTCTGTCCGCCGTCATCGCTAAATTGCGCGACGATCTGCGGGTCAGAAGCCGCTCCTGTTTCTGTGCCGTACCCCACATCCGCGATCACTTCAAAGAGCGGAAAGAACATCACCATGTTCTGACGTTCAACAGCGGGCGCTTGTCGAAGTCGCCGAATAGGCCGACTATCTACGTCGGTTTCAAAGCTCACATCCATCTGGTAGATCGTGCCTGTCGTCCGATCGGCCATATAGTGCGCGTTGAACGCGAAGGCATGCCACACCGCATGCTCATCAACATACATGTTCCGTTCGGCGATCCACGTCTGACGCTTATGCCATTGATTCGTCGTGAAGTCGTAGGCCCATGTAATGCCAGCGCTCGGCAGCGTCAGGAGATAAAAGGAATGGCCCGCTTCCTCATAGGTCTGACCGATCGCGTCATCGACACGGTTGTACCGAGAAAGCGCATACGAGACAGCAGGGCTCGTGATTGGCGTAGGCGTAAAGCCCGTGGCGCGCACCACTTGATAGCCCCCATTGGCCGTTGTGGACAACCAACACAGTGATCCGCCAGCTTCGCACAGCGAAAAGGTGGCGGCAATGCCTTCCGCGAAAAGACCTGACGGATCAGGCGCGAACGGAAAAGGGAAGGTTCCCGTGTTGTAGAGAAATTCACCGGTCTTGCTGCCAGGAAGACAAATCTGGCCGTAGGAGCTCACTAACATCGATTGCCATGGATCAGCCCCAATGGATCGCTGCAAGAACTGTGTGGGGTCCCACGTCGTGCCATCAAATAACGCCGACAGGCGAATCTGCGAGTTGGCGATATTGAAACTGATGAAGTAGCCGTAGGCTTGCCCCCCCACCGTTGCCCCGCTCGCAATGACCGTCGTTAAGGTATTCGTCGTCAGATTAAAGCAGTAGCCAACATCACCGCTCGTAATAAAGAGTTGGCTGCCTCCGTCTCCGTTGGTGCAAATCGTGGCTGGATTGCTATTGACGGCGACCGTGCCTCGACTTACTGACGTGCCGTCAGCGAATAATTCTCTGAAGTCGGAGCCAATGACCGCGAAAATGCGATTCGTCTGCACCGCAGGCACATTAAAGACCCCAGCAAAGAGCGCACGGCCCGCAATGTCAGAGGTCGTCCACTTCACCTTATAGCCAGGCGTCGGCAGCAAATAACCAGCACTCGTGGAACCAGCCGATCGTGCGGGCTCAAAGTACCAATTAATCGTGTCTTCGGCGTCACCGATGACCGATTGGGTTTGATTACTCCCACCGATGAAGTTGGGGTACGGCTGGATCATGCCACTTGAACCATCAAACCTTCGGCTGCGTACGTGACGCCCGTAAACGTGCCCGTAGCACTCAGCAACGTAATCACGGTCGAGGCTTTCGCGCGAATGTGCATGATGGCGGTCTGCCACACACCCGTCGCGCTAATCACGCCAGCGGCGATGAAGGTGCCCGCTAGCTGCGCAATCGGCAGAATCAACGATCGCGATGTATTCGTTTCATCGGTATAGGTGCACGTCAGGACGGTGGATAGCACTGTTACGGCGCTCACATTCATGTTGGCGCTTACGGCGAAGGTTCCGTCCGAGGCTCCCACCGTGTAGGTGGCGATAGACGCATTCGCGGACGACTGGGCCGTCACGCGCGCGTACGCCACCACCACAGGCGTGCCTAAACCAGCCGTCGCGATCCCGTTATAGGTGGTGGTTTTTCCCGTCTGGGTCACAGTGGCCAGCGCCGCCGTGCCGCTGAGCGTGAGTCCCGTCAGACTCGGACTCGCGGTCCATGCCCCATTGCTTCCTCCAACGAGGACCTTGCCATTCGTCCCGATATCGCCAGCGAACGCGAGCCCTATGCCAGCGGGCAAATTGAAGCGCGTGGCGGTCCAGTCCATCACCGCAGCCCCGTTAACGGCTTCTCCGACATCGTTCGTTCCAAGACGATAGCGTCCAGTCGTCGGTTCACTCGCGAATGCCATCGACGGGGCCGTCGCTAGTCCATCCGGCGCTTGCAGGGCTTGCGCGCCGATCGGATTTCCGGTCCAACTCGATGACGCCATTAGCCGCCAGCCTGATCGCGATAGACAGCCGTAATCGTACCGCCCCCCGTAATGGGGGAACTAATCCGCACGCGAATCTGCCCATAGGCGGAATTCGCAAAGTGATTGGCACTCTGCGCGCCGCCGGTAAAACTGCTGGCGGCAATGGACGCCATTTGACTCCACGTGCCGCTGTAAACTCGCTCCGATTCTGTGCTATCGGATTCTTCGATAATAATGGTGCCGCCGCTCGTGGTGCCGATGCTGCGCAGATACACCGAGGCGATCCCTCGATCAGGTGCGCTGATGGCTACACGAGAGACACTCGTCACCCCCACCACCGTGCCGTCGCTATTTTCAGTCCCGAGTAAGAGAACGCGACGGGGACCACTATTAGGCATAAGCGCTATTGACCTGTCTGGATGTTATAGAGACCGCGCGGGTCTCCAGAAAAAATAGCATCATTGGCGAGATCGGCCATTTCCACATTCGCTCGCTTAAACGCGCTCAACGAGGTGCGCGCCAGCGTCACGACATCCGGTAAGTCCTGAAGAGGCACCTTGTATGTGGGAGCGAGACGCATCGCTAACTGGTACTCAAACATCTCATCTGCCCCGGGCGGCAGATCATATGTTGCCGTCCCATTGACGATGTTGGCAAAAATCGATCGATGATAGAGCACCACGTTATTAATCACCGACGTCGTATTGGGGACAGGCCATAAATTGATCGTTGCCAGCCCTCCGGCATAGGCTTCGTTAAAGTAGAGGCCCGTGCAGGTTGAATTAGGCAAATCTTTGACGAGAAGACCGTTGTAATCCTGATCCGTCAACAGTGCTAGAAACAATTCCACTTCATTCGGATAGACAGGATTCGTGAACAGCACGGAGGCAGACGTTAAATCCTGCGGCCTGGTTGTATTGAAGTCGCCGCCTGGGCCGATAGTGTATTCCCCTCCTGCGGGAGTGCTCGGACCCGGGGCGCCCTTATTCGCGACGAGCGGAAAGACTTCGCGGACATTCACGGGCGAGTTCAACGGACTGAGATTCAATTGCCCGATGAGCATATTGAGCCGACGAAGACCCGTGGACAACATCGCGGCCGTGGCAGTCGCTTCAGGATCTTTAACCCCGATCAGTTCAAGCGCACCATTGACGATGATATTGCCGCTGGTGCTCATTTAGACCACACCCACGGGCTTCGCGCCCACCGCAAGATTGAATGTCAGCCGTCCCTGTGGATCAGCGGCCACATCCTGAATCGCGTAAGGCGTCTGGCAGAGCACGCATGCCACCTGCATGGAAAGCCATTGACTGTTAATAAACTGTGAGACCAGCGTGATCGGATGCGTGCCGCACGGGCATTTCACCACGGCGAGTACCGTGGCTCCGACGATCTGCGGCTGCCCAATGACGGGCTCTCGGCCAGTGAGTTTAAGGGGAGATGCGGAACCGTTACCAGAGGCCATGAGGCTCCAAAGTGAAAGGGGGATGGACAGCTACATGCGAGCCGTCCATCCCGAAGCGCATCGAACGAACTATGCCGGCAGCTCAGCCCACAGGAGGCCAATCGTGAACACGCCAGCCGTCAGCGTGGCATTGCCGCAGATGTAGCCGACGTTGCCAGGGCCGACGATGAACGCGCCGCCGACGTCCTGGAAGCAGGACGTGAGCGCGCCCGTGGTGATCGCGCCAGTGTTGACGGCGACCAGCGGGAACGGAACGTTCGTCGGAGCCACAAGAATCGTCGCGGTCGAGAACACGCCGCCCATACCGGAGACACCACCGCCTGAGTAGGCGTTAACGCTCGTGATGGCCGTCGCCGTGGTCGGTGCCGTCGGCTGCACCTGCGAGGCGTAGCTGATCGCGCCAGCGACCGTGGACGCCGTCGTCGGCGAGCTGACGCCGATGCCCAGGATGTGCGCGTCCAAACCGGACGCTGCACGATTCCAGATCATCGGGCCGAGCTGCGCGGCGGTCGAGAAGATGACCGGGGCGGTGATGATCGCCGACGTGTAGAACACCTTGCCGGATTTCACCAGCGTGGCGTATTTACCGACGAGTTCAGAGAAGTTCACTTCGCCGACGATACCGCTCGGTGAACCGGCCTGCGCGCCAGGAAAAGCACGCGTGGGAAATGTAAGCGCTGGTGCTGTGATATTCGGCATGGGTCAATACTCCAAAACAAGTTGCCTCAAACACGCCCTGATAGTGGTCGGTCAGCCGGTCCACAGGGCACGCACGAGAGGCCCGTGCGTGTTACGTCGTCAGACCAGAATCGTTGGCGGCGATGTCCTGCCTCCAGGTGAGCAGATCGTCAGAGAACGGGCCAAGCATGGCGATCAGGTTGTTGCCAAGACGCGCTTCGACCAGAATCTGCTGCAAACGAATATCCGTGTCCGTCAGTCCCGGATCGGTAGGAATTCCGCCAATGCCAGGAAAGGGTGTCGTGGTCCATGTGCCTGGTCCAGGCAACGCCTGGAATGCCGAGACATTCTGAACGATCAGCGATGATGCCTGTGTGGAGTTATAGACCCACGACGGGTAGCCGTTCGGTGCTGCCATGATTTATAGACCCTTCCCTTTCGCTCGGCGACGCTTGATCGGCAACGCGGGAATTTCTGCGATGTGGACGCCAGCCTCTTCGCGTGCGGCATACGCTTCGGCCTGAGCATTTGGACTCATGCGCCGTTCGTGAAAGGCACCGTTCGCCGCCAGTTCCGCGATATCGAACTGATCCTTTGTGAACGCCTCAAGTGCCTGAAGCGGTGTCGGCCTGAAGCCCTGGCCGCGTGCCAGCGCTTCAGCGTCATCACTCTCGACGATCTTCGTCTCGATGATTTCGTCCGGTCCCATACCGCCAGCCGGTCGTCCAGCCTTGTGAAGCATCATCGGATATGGACGAAACTCGTACGGCCGCTCGCCAGGACCGAACGGGCTGTACTGCGCCTCGTGTTTCACCATTTCCTTGGCATAGGCACTATCTGGCGCGTAGATCACACTCATGCGCTAACTCCCTTACGTGAAGACCACCGGCGAGATGCTGGCATTGATCACGTTCCAGACGCCGTTCTGCGCCACGATCTGCATCGTCGCGCCGATGTTGCCTGGATACGTCGCTGTGCTCAGTGGACCCGCCGCGTTACTGGGAAAGAACAGACTCGTCGCCACAATGACGTGCGCGAATGCTGTCTGCGAGGTAATCGTCATTTCGATGCCATTCAGTGCGAGCGACGGAGCCCCCAACGTATAGGCTCCGGCCGAAGTGGCCGCGAGATAAACAGTGGTCTGCCCTTCCACTGGCACCGCGATAACGCCGGACTGACCATAGGTCACGATGTCCTGCGTAGACGGCGGACGCAGCGTGCTCATACCCGCCTGCGCGGACGGCCAGTCCTGCGCATTCGACGTGGTGACAACAGACGAGCCAATGTCATGAGGAACAGCGTCCGTCCCGTCAGAGCCACGGCCCCGCACCGTAACGACATTCGTGGCCGGGCAACTGACGAGGAACATCACCTCATCATCAATCACCATTGCCTGGTACGTGAGCGGAGCCGCGCCAACGCCAGGAAATGCGGCATTGAGCGTGCTCGCCACACCGAAGGTGAGCTGATTGGAGGTGATGGGAGCGGTGAGAGTCGTTCGCACAAGTGCCATCGATTTAGCTCCACGCCCGGAGGGCGAAATAGGGCAGGATGCACGCCACGCCGCCGATAGTGTCGTAGCGCCGTGGCAGTTGGTCGGTCTGAATGTTGTACTGATCGACGTAGCGGCCCTTAATCTTCGATTTCGGATCGCCTACGAATCGCCCAGTCACCGCCCCAGCCAATGTCCCGGGAAGGTCGGCCATCACGAACGCAAACGCGTCCGGATTGAAGAGCAGCGATTGTTTCGATGTCTGCGCCGCCATCGTCGCGTTGACGTTACCCGTCGAACCGACGAATGTGATCGTCGCATTGTTGGCTGGAGACGCCGTCACCGTCTGCAACGGCCCAGACGTGATGATCGGTGGAGAGACGGTGAATGTCGCCGAACCCGCGCCAGACAGATCCACCTGCAATGAGAACGCCTGCGGATCGCCCGTGTCCACGTAGGTCACAGGATTCACCGCATTGACGCCAGCGATGTAGAACGTGTCACCGGCCTTGAAGGCGTACGTGCCCCAGCCGCTCGTGACGAGCGTGGAACCTGTCTGTAGTGCGCCACTGACCAGCGGCGTCGAAGACGTGAACGTGCCTGTCGTATGCGTCGGCATGTTGGGATCTTTGACCCAACCTTCGACACCAAGCGCGCCTTCGTTGAACTGGCCGGTCTTAAAGTACTTGCTGATCTGCGCCTGCGGGTTGAACGCGCCGATGTTCGCGCCGAGCAGTTTGGAGTGCGTCTTGACGTCGAGCGCAGCCCACAAATCGTCATCCGGCACGGCGACGTTCACGAGCTTCGCCACGCCGTCCAGCCACGCCTGATCCGAATTCAGCGGGACACCAGGGGAACCGATCTGGTAATAGCACAGGCGATAGACTTCCTGTCCCGCCACCACGTCCCACTTGCCCGCCATCGCTTTGCCCGCGGTCCGGGTGTAGCGCTGCACTTCTTCCACGACGAGCGATTGATCCGCCGAAGACCAACCATGCGCGACTTGGAATTGATGATTGATGGTAATCGGAACGGTCTGATTGAGGATGGCCTGCTGTTGCAGCGCCTGCCCCTCAAAGACCTGCCAGCGCTGGTCAATCCTGACCTGCGCGGTGTAACCGATCTTCGCGCCGTCCGGCAAATCGCGCCACGTGTTATCCCATTCGCGGGAAAACAAGTTGATCAGCCGCGTATTCCCTGCAAAGCCCGCAGCGGTATCGGTCGCGACCCACTGCGGCGTAATGAACAGATTGTTAATCACAACTGCGACCCTCAAGGCCGCAGCGCGACGTTACCTCATGAGCGACGGTGCTTGGGTCCGTAGAAGCGTTCGTGATCCGCTAAGGACGCACCATCGCCGGGCGGCGTGGCGCTCGGCGTTTGTGGCGCAGTCCTCACTGGATTGGGAGGACGAGTCACCGGAACTGCTACGCGCGCAGGGGCCGATCCAGTCGAGGCGGCCGACAAGCGCGATATGAGGCGGCGTTGCACAATCGCAACGAGAGGATTCACGGTGCCATCCCGCTGGATTAACGGCTTGCCTTCAGTCTGAAGGAACAAGTCTTCCACTAACTCAGGATGACGGGCATACTCTAACATGATTTCTGGACCGCGCTCAGACAAAGTCACGGCCCCATACATAATGGGGCTGATACTCAGATCAGCAGCGGCTTCCATTTCAGCTTTTACGGCCTGATTATTCGAAATGAAGGTCGTCATTCGTGCCGTATGGGTATCTTCGACGCCTTTCACCCACCCCGCAAATTTCTCTTGACGCGCTTTTAATTCCTGGGCTTGCTGGGTCTTGGCGTTCGCCTGTTCGGCATCAAATTGTTCTTTTTTCCACTCCCATCGGGTATGGGCACTGACAAAGGCTCCGTATGGATCGGCCTTATCCATGAACTGCGCTTGGGTAGGCTCTGGATCAGCAAAGGCAGAAGGCGCATTCGCGACGACTGGAGCCGCTGCGAGCGGCGGGGCCAACACTGAAGCAGGCTTCGAGACGGCCTTGAGCCGTTCTGCGATCTCGACCTGCTTTCTGAGATTGAAGACACGCTGACTCTCGCCGGGCTTACGTGTAATCCCGAGTTCCGCCTCAGCGGCCCGTACCCGCTTTGTGAGTTCTCCAATTGCTGCCACGTCGTCGGGCTTCGCTTGTTGACTCGCCGCACGATGGCGTGTGGGAGCAGGTCCGTTCGGGGGAACGACTGACTCAGGTTCCTCATCCTCATCAATAGCTTCGACCGCTGGCACAGGGGCAGCATTTGCCACTTGTTCATCAAAACTATTGGCTGGCGCGTAACTCGCTTCATGATCAGCGAGCGAGACATCAGCATCAGCGGCGGGAGCGATGATTTCCTGTTCGGCCATTAGCGTCCTTTGAGTTGACGAGTGACGTGCGCCTGTACAGCTTTCATACGTCTCGCGGCTGGCATCGCCCTGAATCCAGGCAGATGCAGCGCGAGATGGGTATGCGCGGCTTTCACCATTTGCGATCGTTGCTGCATTTTCGGATGCAGCACGTGTGACGGCTTGTTCTTCTCTGACCCTACCGCAAAATCGTGCAACTGCGCATGCGTCATCGTCCGACGCAGTTTGCGCGCCATCGGAAATGACGCGCCATGCTCAGCCGCCTGCATTAGGCGTTCCTGAGCGCGTGATTTCGCTGGCATGGCTACAGCGCTGTAAGTGATGCCGTCGCGGCATCAACAGCCGTCACGGTCGCATCCAGATCAGCCTGTTCGACGTTCTGCACCACGTGAGGCACAGCCTTCAGTGCGGCGACTTCGGCCGAGACTTTCGCGACCGCAGCGGCCAAGTTATCGACAGATGTTTTGAGATCAGCAACGGTGCTCATGGTCAGGGCTCCTTGTGCGTCGAGAAATTGAAACCACGCAGTGAAGTATTCGTAGCAGACATGATCGTCTGGATGAGTGGCGAAGTGTAATTGCTCACGGCTCATGCTGGCGTGCCCTCGGTCGGCGCTGGCTGCAAGGCGGCTTGCTGGACATTCTCCGTGAGCGCATGCTGATGGTCAATCACGGACTGGCCTGCTTCTAGTTGCGCGGTTTTGTGCGCCAATGCCATGGCTCTGGCTCCGTCCGCACTGCCGATGGCATGTTCATGAATTTGCGCGCCGATACGGGCGCGCTCTTCATAGAAGAGGGCCATATCCTGCAAGGCTTGCTTGGCTTGCGCCGCAATTTCAGCCACGGCGATTTTTACTTCGCGATCCATGGCCGCCCTCTGGTCTTCGTGGGCCTCTTGGACCTGCGTGATTTGCATTTTCCCCTCCTGCTCGACTTGTTTAGTCTGCACCTTCATCCCAAGTTCTTGGACTTGCTGCTGAAGCTTGGCGTTCTGGGCGTGGAGTTGCATTTCCTGAGGCGTCGGTGGCGCTTGGCCTTGCGCCTTTGCGGCGAGCATCGCTTGAATTGGGGGCGGGAGCATCACCTTCGCGCGCTCAGAGAGTTCTTCTGAACCTGGACCGTCACCATCTTTCAGGAAAATGTCAGCAAACCACGTAAATGTTTCAGGGCTCGCCGTAAACACTTCCGCCAGCATCGCCCGCTCTTCGTCGCGGCGTTCCTCATAGGCCTTCGTCACTTTGACGATGACATTGAAGCGGGCGTCTGGGGTGAGTTTCCCGACCACCTTGGCCCGCTGGGCTAACGCGGCGTCTTGTGGGGAAGGTGGCTGACTCTGATCGGCAATCATCGCCAAATGACTGTCGTTGCCAATCAAAATTCTCACCAGCCGATTGGGCGATTTCCCGTAGATCGGATAGAGCAAGCTGTTCTCGATCAATCCCTCATAGCGCACCGAGCGAGAGAGATTCCCCATGAAGTTGCTCGTGGAGAGCTTGGAATTTTTTGTCAGGACACTGAGGGCTTTTCCGCTCCGCGTGACTGGATCAATGTCGCCGAGCGCGGCGGCCGGGACAGCGGTCGTGCTCTGAATCGCCTGCTCAAACATCTGCGTTGATTGCGCGACGGGTACGATATTCGGGTCCGCGTTGGGCCGATGCGGTTCACGAAACTGTCGCCCCTGATCGTCCCAGGTTCGGGCCGGCAGCATGTAGAACGGGCGCGACGGCGCGACTTTGTACCATTCTTCCCAGCCTTCGATGGATTCAGGGTCCACGAGCAGCGGCGAGATGGGGGTTTGTCCCACCATCTCAATCTGCTTCGCGATCATGTAGTTGAATCCCTCTTGCGAGGATCGCGCAGGGCGGACCATGCCTTCCGCTCGACGCTCATTGTCGTGCGGATGGAGTTCTTCGCCGAGCACTTTCACGATCGGCAGAAACGGCGACTCCCAATCCGTCTCTTCCAACGGGGCGTCATTGATCCCATCAATTTTCGCCCATTTCACCTTGCGCTCTACACAGGTCCGACGATCCACAATCATGTCGTCGGTAATCTCCTCGGGGAGCTCGTCCCACCACTGCGTAGAGCCATCGATTAATTTACAGAGTTCACGCGATTCGTATTCGACGTAGTAGTAATCCGTGACATAGACGGATTTGTTGTCGCCCTCGGTGCGAATCCAATCGGGATGCTCAGTGGTCCACGCCGCGAAATCACCATCGGTGCCCGCGCTAATGCGGTTGGGGTGTTTGGCGCTATGGGGCCATGTCGCTTTATAGCGTTCCCAAGACATCCACGTGCCGAATCCTTCCCATTCCGCATCTGAGCCATCCGGCTGTTCGTGGGCCGGGTCCATCCAGACCGCGTCTTGGTTGTAGATGCGCATGACAAAAATTTCTTTGTCCATGCTTTTGCCTTCGACGAAGCGCGTCATCACGGCGTAATAGCCGCGTCCCGCAATGGCGGCGCGACTAAACGCCCACGTCCGCGCGTCTGCCGCCGACGAATCGCGCTGAATGCGCCGGATCAGCCCTTCGCGGAGTTTGATTTCGGTGTCGTCGATGGTGAGACCAAGATCGCCGAAGTCATCAGCGGGTACGAGCTGAACACCAATGTCGCTATCGCGCTCATCATTCAGCACGTTGCGAATCGGTTCGCGCAGTTTATTGATCACGGGCATCGGCCGCGCGGACGTAGCAGGAACGTTTCCCGTCGCGGGTTGCGCAGCTCTGGCGCGTTTCGCTTCGTCAGGCCACTGATCGCCGTTGTAGAACGCGATGTCCTCGCGCTCACGCGCGCATTGCTTCTGGTCGGCTTCGTCGGCTTGTTTTTTGCGCTCGCGTGCGAGCGCCATGAATTCGGTCGTTTGACGCGTGGTGCGCGTCTGGCGTGGCGCGCTGTCTGGTGCCACGTCGGTGTCAGTGGGTAGCACGATAGGTCTCGTAGAACGTCATCAGATCCGCATGTGACACGGGCTTGCCGTCAAAGACATCCACCTGCCAGGCGGGATCGCTATGCGTCGGATCGGCAAAATCGGCCGCACGCCGATGATCCAAAGCATCTTGGATGGCCGCCCCCATCCCTACCGCATCGGCATTTTTCGAAGCATCGTGGAGACTACGATAGCGAATATGGGCGTCACGCGAAGCGGCGAGATGATCAGCCACGGTCATATCGTCCGCCATTTCAGAGGGCAGTGAGTGTATTCCAGTCCGTCGCAATCTGCGATTGCAGATCAGCATCGCCAGCGGCCGTCGTCACCTGTAACGCATGGAAGTCATAGGTGGTCGCAAAGTCAATCACGTTGGGCCGCATGACGAAAAACTGTGCGAACGCGGCTGAAGATTCCGGCGTCCTCAACACGCTCGTCGCGAGGGCGAGACGGGCGGCATGATTCGGCGTGGCAGGATCTTCGGCAAAAATCTGTTCGGCCACGACGACACATGCGCCCTTGAGACGCAGGAGGAAGCGCGGATCGCTGGCGAGGGCGAGTTGACTGAAGGCGTCATTGGACATGAGAAAACGTGGACGCGAGTGTAGCACAAACAGGAAAGTCAAGCCCATTTACACGACAAATAGACCCTTTTTCCGAGGCTCAGGAAGGCCCCTGGCAGGCCCTAGGAACGACGCGAATCGCCAAAGGCCACATGGGGTCGTTCCGGCTGCCGATCGTCGTCCTAGGGCAAAATCGACCCTTCTCCTATTTGCCTCAGTTACGGGTATTTCAGGAGGCTAGATAGCTCTTATCGGAAGTGGGGACTGCGACGGAGAGGGGAGGGCCAGTGGCGAGTCGGCGGCGCTGCGCTTCGCGCTCTTCTTCGGTCTTTTGGCCTGCGAAGAAGTTCAGCATGAGGTTTTCGACGCAGCGCATGACGTTCGCGTATTCGTCGTCGGCGAGTGGCTGGCGCAGTTCTTTGTTGCCCGTGCGCACCATGTGGGTGTCCCACACATAACCGCCGCTGAATGCGAACTCCATAAACGGCTGCTGCCGTTCGGTCGCGTCTTCAGCGATGAGCCAGCGCGCTTTCGCATCGTTGATAAGCAGCGCTTCTTCGCGAGCCGCGACACGTCGCCTGAGCGCGGTGGAGATGTTTTCGATCTGCACAAGCTGTTCATCGTGCGCGTCTCCATCTGGACGCGAGACGGCTTTGAAGCCCGCATCGCGCAGGAGTTTAATCAGCGCAGGACGCGGGCCGGTGCAGGTGCGGATCGGCAATCCTTCGGCCCAGTCATCGCGATACGTTTTGATGATGGGAAGAAAATCTTCCAGCATAAGGCGCTTCCCCATGATGCCGCCCAGCAAGCGCATTCCGCCATGATACGAACGCTGCGCCAGCACCCACACGGGATTGTGCTTGCCGAATTCGAACGCTTCCAGTAGTCCGGTATCTCTGTTCGCGGCGATCGGTTTCACGTGCGAGTCGCGGTCGAAGAGATTTTCGTAGATAGGATCACCGATGATGTTTGGTCCGCGCTGACCCAGGATCACGGTCTGGTGCTTCGGATGTTCGACAGGGTACGTGATAAGCGCATTGTCGATGAAGCCGTCCGGCAAGTTGTGCGAATTTTCAAAGATGCTCAGCGCGTAGTACTTCCGACCCTTGACGTGGTTGTCGGTGGGAAACTGTTTTGCGAGCCAGTGATCGGTGTTGCATGGATTCGGGGAGAACGTGAGTTGGCGCGGGAAGTCTGTCCCAGCTAAGCGCTGCTCAAGGTCCGGCCGCAGACGGAGAAGCAGTTCGCTCGCGATATCGCCGGGAAGCTGTTCCGCCTGATCCACGTAAATGCGCGACACGGGCAAGCCGCGAATCTTGCCGTAGCGCTGTTCAGGATCTTGCGATTGCGTTTTCAATCCGAACGCATAAATGCGGCAGCCGTTGTCTGTGTCGTAGTACTTCAGCTTGTCGTTCCATGTGAGCATCACGTTTTCGATGCGCGCCATTTGTTCCAGCGCTGGACGCAACAGTGTATTCGTCGCGTCATCGGTCCAGCGGCAGATCAACACGTGCATCCCTGGATACTTTTTCAGCATCCGTAATTCTTTGCAGAGGCATACGGTCGTCTTGCCGCACGAAAGGCTTCCCTCGATGTCGATCGCGGCGGAATAATCGTGGAGAAACTGAAGATGCTGGCCCTTAAAAACGAGTTCGCTCATCAGCGAGACTCGCCGCGCGTTGGATTCAGCCAGATAGGAATAATCTGCGACAGCGTTTTCGGCTCAAGTTCGCGGGCAATGTCGCAGCGCTTGCGATATTCCGCGTATGCGGCTGGATCACGCATCATGCGTCCGACTGGTTGAACGTAGTGCGAGTCCCAATTCTTTTCTCGCGCATCGCCAAACTGATAGGACGGCGGCAGACTCGCCCGTGTGCGCTCTAGACGCTTCTCAGGCATTGGATCGCTCGTCTGAAGTCTCGCAGCGATAACACTTCGGGCACTTCACGGTTTCAAGCCCAGAACCAATCCGGCGTTGTCCACAAGGAAGCCCACATGACTCGCACAGCATTTTCTCGAAAGCCGGAAACGAATCAGCGTGATAAAACTCGGGTATTGGGTTCGGCTCTAGACGCTTAATCGGCATCTGATTTCTGAATTTCTTCGATTGTGTTTAAGCGTGGATCATCTTCTGGAACGATATACCAATCCGTCTCGATATCCGCGTCAATACGCACCGTCCGCGCACCTGTCGGCGTAAACATCGCGCGTGGCGAAGCTAAGAGTTCTGCGACCGTAGCAGCGTCAACATAGCGTCTGATTATTTGTGGTTTCGGCATTTTCTTTTTCTGGCATCTTCGGAACGCTGATCACTCGGAACTGATATCCGCATGGACAACGCCAGTCGTCGAAGTTTATGTCGTAGCGCACGGCGTGAAAGAGATCTGCCTTGCACTCAGCTGAGAATAATCCGTTGTTTTTCTCGAAGGATTCGCGCAGCGCATCCAATAGCGTGATCTGCGCATCTATTTCGCGAAGGTCCATCATCGCGTCGGCGCAGCCGTGGTAGTCGCCAACTTCTAATTTCATCTGGCCGTCCGCGATCACGATGCCCTTCCTCTTCACGAGTTGATCGCGAGTCGTGAGTTTCATCGGAGCTTCCTTGTGAGAAGTGGAGGAGGATTAAATTGCTCCAGCGGTCCAACCTTCGGCCATGATGGCCCAGTTTCAGTTTTCAGCGTTGGATGAAATCCGAGTTCGGCGCGATCTGTCGTGACGCTTGTGACGATGAATTTCTGAAGTACATCGGTGGCCTTTCGCGTGATGGGATCAATGGCGTAACGGCCAGCGATAGTGAAGGTATCTCCGACGTGCAGGATTTCGTCCAGCGCCTGAGGCATCGGCATCGGGCCGCCTGCATCGGAAGGAAGCGCGGAGCCGAAGGAGACCGCTGCCGCCGCAAGGCCAAGTGTTTTGAGAAAGTCGCGACGTGTCTGCGCCATTAGCGTGATGTTTTATCATGCTCCCATACCCAGCGACAAATCGCGCAGCGCTTGCCCGCACAAATATGGGGGAAGGCGATCTGCCAACGCAGGAGATCGAGGCGTGTGGGCTCAGTCATTGGGGGCCGTCCTAGGCTGATTTCGCTTTCCACTGATGGCGCTGATAGGTTCGGTTCGTTGGACGGCAGGGGCAAACGCGGACGAAGTGATGCGGGAGATGTTCGCGGTCACGATCACACCCGCCGTGTTTTCCGCCCGTGCAGTCGAATCCTTCCCATCCCGTATCGTGACATGTTTCGCATTCTTCAGTCCATGAATGCGGGCCGCTGAATTCGGCGCGACGCTTTTCCTGCTCGATGAGCAAGGCGACTTCGCGCCATTCGCCGGTTGTCGGAAAAAACTTTCGGCCTGGTTCGTTCGCGATACGCGCGGCGCTCGCGTGAATTATTTCGTCCGGCAAGTCTTTGAGCGCGGCGTAATAGCTCTGGATCGCGGCAGCGTCCGCGTCCAGCCACCGGAGCTGTGTAGCCATCCTCGCGAAGATGATCGCGAATTCTTTTTCCGTCGCTAGCTTGATTAGTGCGTTAGTCAAGAGTGTCCTTCATGGTCGAGATAGCCGCGAGAAGACGCGAGGTTTGCTTGCTCACATGAGGCTTGGCTTCCATCTGATTCGGATCGATGATCGGCATTCCACGCTTAATCGATTCCTTCACGAGTTCGGATTGCAGGAACGGCCACACATCGTTGCGTTTCAATGTCACCGTGGTTTTCGCGAGACGGGCATCGAGTGTGAAGAACCATTCGTGAACATCAAAGCGATCAAGATTCTCAGGGCCGAGGATACGGCGCATGTCTTCCAGCATCCAGTCAAACACCACGAACCGCTGACCTTGAAAAATGGGATGTTTACTGCGCCCGTTCACCTGCTGAGGTTTTGCATGGCCGTTGCTGCTGCCGTTCGCGCTGGTGGTAGAGACACTGCTGCTTCTAACTAGCTTGTTATTTATATCTAGAGATCCATCAGGAGACGGAGACGGAGACGGAGACGGAGACGGAGACGGAGACGGAGACGGAGAACCAAGGTTGTTACCCGGCTTGTTACCAGCCGCGTTACCGTCACCGTTACGTCTATCGTTACCAAGACGCTCACGATAGCGGCGCTGCTTGTCGGCCCGGCGTTCCGATTCTTGAAGCACTAAGGCTAATGTTTCATTGTAGTAACCGCGATCTGTGGTAGTGAATTTCGAAAGAACGGATGAGCGAACGCGAGACCAGGCGAGCGCGTCTCCACAGGCTTTCGCGAGGATGCGTTCATCGGTCGGCAGGTAGCCCCCGCGCAGATGCGCTTCGTCTAACAGGTTACGGTACGCCCCTTGCTCTTCGAGGGTCATATCGGTGTAGGCCGTGGACTTTCTCCAACGGTCAATCCACCACCACAATGCAGTCAGGCCCAAGGCGCGCTCGTATTCGTCATAGGTGTGAGCGGACACTATAGAACCCTTTAATTCGCAAGTCAACAACCCTTGACACGTCGTTTGTTGTTGGTTTATATTCTCTGCCGTGACGAAACATAAGCAGAAGCGCGCGAAGGTAATGGGCTTCAAAGCGGAGCCGGAATTGCGCGAACAGATCGAACGACTCGCCCGCGCGCAGGATCGATCGCAGTCGTGGGTCATTCGCGGGCTGCTGCTGCGTGCCTTAGCCGCCAACGAGAAGACGGCATGAAGTGGAAGATTGACGCTCCCTATCCAGACATCCTTGACCTTGCGCATGGACGCGGGCATAAATATCGTGCGGAGTGCGCCGCGTTTGATGCAGAGTTTCAGCGAAAGAGCGATGAAGATAGAGCCGCCATGCAATCATGTTTCGATGCACTCTCGCATGAAAATGACGTGGGACGAGCCCGCGCCATCACGCTTTCAGAAATTCACGAGTTGGCTGCGGGCGCTCCCCGACAACGAGACAACCGCATGAGCGATCAAGTCAACGACGCGTCGCTCGTAATGGCTGAAGGATACAAACGAGATCTGGACGCATTGCGTTTAAGAGTTATGGATGTGACGCAGGATGTGCAGGCGTGGATTAGTGCGGGCAACTTCATGGTGATGGGGTATCCAGCGCACGATCACTTATGGAAACTCGATGATGGCGTGGCGCTGACGAATCCGCCCATCCGTCACCGACGCTGTGAATTATGCGGCCTCGTCCAAGAACGGTACGAGTATGAGTATCCAGACCTCGATGGCCGCGTGGGTACATGGCATTTCGATGAATTCGAGAACATCGGCAAACTCGTGAACCGCCTGTCGGCGCTCGTCGCCAACGAGAAAACGGCTTAGATGGCGCTCTCGATCACTGGCCTCAACGCGTATGGCGAAATCAGTGAGCGTGAGACACAACTCTGCGCTGACATGGTGCAAGTCGTGAGCAAGATGTTGCTTGATGAATTCATCGCAGCCGTTGAACGTGTGGTGCCAGACGATATCGCCGGACTGACATTGAAGATGCGAATCGCGACTGAGTTGGGAACCACTCTTAACCCTGAACGCTTCAAGCAACTCACCATTGCCACACTTGCGGCCAACGAAAAGACCGCATGAGCCCGCAATATGTGGAATGGTCATGCCCAGCCTGTGATCATCGCAACTGTAATAACGGTGAGCGCTGCGGCTCATGCGATGAACCCTACTGCGGCGGCGATGATGTGCTGGTGGTGAGTGTGGGTGAGTTGAAACAGTGGCTCGTCGAATATCCAGACCAGATGGTCGGTGATCTTATCGCAGCGTATCTTGATGCGCGTATCGCAGAAAGACTTGCCTCGGTCGGAGGGGGAGAGACGCCGCGATGAGCGCTGAGATTTATGTAATAGGCGCAGTTGTTGTTCTAGGCTATGGCTGTCTCTGTCGGATGTGCTACGTGCGAGGCTTTCTGGCTGGATTCGACAAAGGCACGTCACTGATTCAGCAGCATTGGGACGCAGAGAAAATACGGCATTCACAGTTCACGAAGAGCATCGCTAATGAAACTGCGCGCAGTGCGACATTGATCGCAAATATCCGCGCATTGCTTGTTAATGATGATGACACGGGGATTCACTAACAATGAAGACGCCGCACACCGAGATTCAGCGTGGCAAGAAGGTTCGCGTTGAGTTGAAGGACGGGACTGTGTTCATTGACCACTTTGAGAATCGCACGCGCGGGAAGGTCTGCGAATTTCGCGTGCGCGGTCGCATTCGTGCTGGAGATATCAAGGCCTTTAGTCCATATCGGGCGCTTCAGGAAGTGTCAGCGCATCGGCGTATTTGATGAGCATCGTTCCTAACCTGAAGCCACCGAAGCACGCGAAGGGCTCCGTAAAGCCCTCCAAGTGGAATCAGGACAACACGAACTTTAACCGCCTAGCGCAAGCAAAGAAAGCCGCGATGCGAGATGCGCCGAAGATGGATTCGTGGTGGGCCACGCCGAATCTCTCCCGCGAGGAGTTCTACGCACGGGCCGCGCATCGCCACCGACAGATTCTCAATGGCGCGTCCGATGGCACGCGCTCGTTAACTAAAGTCACCTAAGGAGATCGCATTGGAACTCGATAAGTTGACACTCGGAGAGATTCGCACGATTCAACAGATGTTTGGCGGTGCATCGGTGCCGTCGTGTCAGAACGCCTCATGGGAGATCGGAGCGGTTTACCTCATTCGCACCGTGACCATGATTGACACCGGCCGACTCGTGGCCGTGACTGAACATGAGCTCGTGATCGAAGATGCGGCCTGGATTGCGGATACTGGCCGATTCTCAGACGCGCTGAAGAAGGCCGAGTTTGGCGAAGTGGAGCCATTTCCTGACGGGCGCGTGATAGTGGGACGCGGCGCGGTCGTGGACGCCGTTAAAATCACTATTTCTCCGAGATCGCAAAAGTGACGGCGAGTGTTCTTCGAGCTGGCTTTGATCAGAGCGGGAGTTGGAGCAGTAGCTGGAGCGGGAGCGGGAGCGGGAGCTGGAGCGGGAGCGGGAGCGGGCGCTGGAGCTGGAGCAGGAGCGGGAGCGGAAGCTGGAGCAGTAGCGGGAGCGGGAGCGGGAGCGGGAGCAGGAGCGGGGGCGGGCGCAGCAGCTGGAGCAGTAGCGGGAGCGGGAGCTGGAGCGGGAGCGGGAGCTGGAGCAGGAGCGGGAGCTGGAGCAGGAGCGTCTAAATCGTGACG